GGGCAGCAAAGGTGTGCCTGTATTGGGTAGTATATTGCACCCAGCTTCCAGACGCGGACTGCCCTGTCATTGAACGAGAGATCTTGGCAAGGGAAACGGTTCCACTCAATCGAGACCCAAGCACGCCATACGTGTCGTAGTACAGAACTGGATACTCTGAAAACGGGATTGGATGTGGTTGGTCGCGTCGCAGTGTAAACAACTGAAACAAATCGTTTCCTGCCAGCGTGACTGTGGCAGATGTGACAAGGTCGCCAATGCACTTCGTGTCAGCACAGCAATACCACCCACCGCAGCACCCGCAGTCCTCCGCGAGCCTGCCGTCCTTGACGATGATCGCGTTGTCTTTGGTGGCGAGTGTCATGTGCAGGCCGTGGTGGAGACCCACGCCAATCCGCCGTTGGCTGCGTGCGTGAGCACTTGCTGAGTGGACGCCGAGTAGCCTGTCATGCTGTGCCAATCCCAGCCGACTAGCACCCACTCATCGGCAACATACGCGATGAGGCAAGCGGAACCCGACAGCGTGGCGATGTAGTTCTTCGCCGTGTATGTCGTGCCAGACACCACTGCATCCGTGACGGTTGTCGTGCTGCCTTTCGTCCACGTCCCTGAGAACGTGCCACGAATGACGCCGGCCTGCATCCGGATCAGCGCCCAAGTTGAATCCTTCCACAGCACATGAGCGCCAGACGCCTTGCCGAGATCCGCCGCCTTAAGCTGCACGACGCCACCTACCGCCACCCGCCCAACAGCGTTCGCCGCAATCGGCTCCACTGCCACGCACCAGGCCGTCGTTGTCGCGCTTGGCGCTCCAGCCGTCAGCACCGGCATTTCCTCGAACGACGCTGTAGCACCGCCTGACGACGACGTAGGCGTGATTTCCATGCCCGTGATAGCGAGCACGCCCCAGCGTGGAACGGTCACAGACGGCTTGCAGTAGACCCACGTATACGGTTTCAGCACAGGCGAGCCGGGAACGCCTGCCGTACCGGGATTCGCACCCAGCACCAAGTCGGCAGCGTCCTGCGCCCGATTCCACGCCCGTGCCGATATGGCACCGCGTAGCGGCTGGCCTTGCTCAATGCGTCCGTCTGGGCGTGACATCAGACATACCCCGTGCCAAGCCCAAGCAGCGAGAAGTCAGAGTCTTTGTAGACTTTGGAAACGTAGACGGCTTTCGGCTGCTTTATTAGCGAAGAACCAGACACAGAGTCCTCATACCGCACCCACAGGTACTCGTGCCCTTTTTTCTCAACGCCGCTGATGCTGCCGATGGTCTGCCCTGTCACGTTCTTTGACGCCACGAAGCGATACGACAGCGACCACGGGCCTTTCCCCTTCTGGTCGTCCCATTCCTGCGAGCCGCTGCAACCGAGGAAAAGAACCTCGCCAGCGTCAAACCCACGAAACGTGGCGTTGTTCGTCGTGCCAGTAATCCCAGCCAGTCCACGCACATACGCAGCCGTCACGTACGCATTTGGCACGTCGTAGCTTTCCTGCCACTGAAGCTGCGGCACGACAATGTCAACGCCGTTGACGCCGTTTGAATCGACGCCGATAGCACCTGACATATTCGTGGCAGACGACGGGTATCGCTTCTCGAAGTCGAGCGTGCCGCCAGAGCCGACAGAGCACGCTTGCGTGATGTGCTGCGTGCCGCCTGTGGTATCAAAACTGCGGGCACGCTTCAGCGGGTCAGACGTCGAAGGCTCTGCTCCAGCCTTCTCGTAGTTGATCGTAACTTGCCACGCATTGTCGCCGAGGTACGCGACGCTGTATTGCTCCACCCACAGTTGAGCATCGGCGACGCCGGGATACTGCCAGCCGTAGCCGCCGCTACTGATCTGCTGGTTGATGTCAGCGTGCAGCACAGTGTCGTCTGCGGTGCCGAAAACCTTGTAGCTCTTCGTGTATGACGACGTCGCCTTCTTGCCACGCCGCACAATCGTCGCCTGACGTGAGTCGCCGTCTTCTACCCAAGTAAGTGCCATTACGCCGCCACCTTTCCGCCGTCGTCAATCTTGCGGGTGTTCTTAGCCGTTTCTTCCGCCGCCTTCGCCGTGCGTTCAGCGAGCGACGAGCCGCCAAATATCTGCCCGAGATTGGTTGACGAGAACGTGCCAGCCACTTGCCCCATGCTCACGGCAGATTCAGCACCAGCGGCACCAGCACCAGCCGTCGCAGCCTTCTCGCTTGGCGACGCGCCCATAGAGCCAGTCGCCTTGCTAATCCGCTCCTGTGCGTCTGTCAATGCGTTGTCGAGCGTGTCTGCCTGCGAACTCGTGAGCCTGCCGTTGGAGTTGAGTGCGTCAAACTGCCCGTAAAGATCGCGCAGCTGGTCGATTGACGTGGCACCTTCGACCTCTTTGAGCAGGTCCGCAAACTGCTCGCCCATGACCCGACTAGCCTTGCCCTTTCGTGCCGTCGCTCCGACGTTGTCCTCTGCTGCCTGCGTCTCCTTGCGACGTTTGTCAGCGCGCCTTGCGTTCTCTGCTTGCCGCTCGTCCTTCGTTGCCTGTGCGTCGTCCTTGATTCCCTTGGCGCGATCCTGCCTATCCTTCTCCGCACGATCATTTTCTTTGCCAGCCTTCGCCGTGCGCCCCTCAATGCCTGGACGCTCCTGCCGTCGCTGCTCTGCACGGGCGGCGTTCTCGTCCCTGATTGCAGCGACACGCTCTTCCGTATCCTTCGCACCCGTGATGAATCCCTGCACCCGAGTCCATGCGATCTGGATGCCAGCGACGAGGTTGTCAAAAGTCGCCATCACGCCGTTTGCGATGTTGTCGAAGAAGCCCATGATGAAGGCTCCCATCGTGTTAAGCAGCGCCGCCGAGTCTGTATAAATCTTGTCCCACGCGATGTAGATGCCTGAGCCGATGTCTGTGAACACGTCTTGAAACGCTGCCACCCACGGATCAACGTAGGACATCAACGCTTCAGTGCCACGCAGCCAGCCAGCGACAAGCCCGGCCCAGAGCACGTCCATCGCACCGGACAAGTCACCAGCAGCGACGGCTTCATAGACGCCGTTGAAGGTGGTCGTGGCAGTCTTGGCGAGATCGCCCAGCACGACGATGCCGTCAGAGACGGCAGCACCGAAACCCTCGCCGATGGCTCCTGCCGCCTGTTGGACGAGCGGAGCCACCGGGCCGAGGGCCGCACCGATCTGGTCCTTGAACTTGTAGAGAGCAAAGACCGCAGCGCCGATGCCAGCCGCAACCAGCAGCACCGGGCTAGCAAGGGCAGAGAAAAGACCAAAGCCCTTCAAGACAAGACCGATGGAGCCGCTCAACGCCTGCAACGCATACCCTACAGTCGCCATTGCGGCACCGATGCCAATGGCTGCGGCGGCAACTTGAGCAAACAGGACGATGGCTTCCTTGTTGTCAGTCGCCAGCTTTGTCAGCCCGTCAATGAAGCCAGTGATGAACGGCACGACGCTGGCAAGAGCCGGTGCGACGGCGTCCGTGATGGCAATTGCCATCCGCTGCATCGCAGCCAGCACGCTGCCGAACGAGCCAGCCAGGCCCGACATCACCAACTTGTACTTCTCGCCCACCGGCAGAGCGGAAGCCATCGCCTCGCGCATCTTGGTGAACCCATCCACGCCTTCAGAGGCGAGAATCGACGCGGCACGAATAGCGTCCGCACCGAAGATGCGGCGGAAGATGTCATCCTTCGCCGTCTGGTCAAGCCCGCCCATTGCCTGCGTGAGCGTGCCGATGATCTCCACCATCGGCTTCATCTGCCCGTCAGCACCACGGAACGAGGCGACAGAAAGCCCGAGTTGGTCAAGAGCACCCACGGCATCGTCAGCCGGTGCCATCAGCCGCATCAGCATCGTCTTGACGCTGGTGCCAGCGTCGCTGCCCTTCACGCCAGCATTGGCGAGGATCGCCAGCGTGGCCGACAAGTCCTCAATGCTCTGCCCCGCTAGGCCGGCGACGGCAGACGACATTGAGAACGCTTCCGACATCTGAGCGATGGACGTACTCGACGCATCCGCCGCCGAAGACAACGCATTGGCGGCGACGTCGGATGACACCTTGAACACGTTCATGGCGTCCGACATCACCACAGCCGCCTGGGCAACGTCCATCTCGCCAACCTTGGCGAACTCCAACGCCGTCTTGCCGGCACCGCCAAGGACAGCATCAAGCGACATGCCAGCCTTCAGCAGTTCAAGCATGCCTTGAGCAGCCTCGGTCGGCCCGACGCCGAGAGCCTGCGACATCGCCATAGACGATGCTTTGATCTGGTCAATCTGCGCCGATGTCGCACCCGTGCTCGCCCGAATGTTGAGCAGCGTTGACTCAAACGCCGCACCCTGCTGCACGGCAGCGGCAATCGGTGCCGCCATACCAATGCCAGCAGCCGCGAGCCGTCCGCCACCCGAGGCGAGCGAGCGGCCCATATTGCCGAGCGACTTATTGACCTTGGTCAGTGCCGAGAAGAACTTCCTCGGATCGGCACCGATCTCGACAAATACGCCACCGGCTCTGACTGCTCCAGCACTCATACGTGTTTCTGCCAGTCTTTGCCAAAGAGGCGTTTCAGGTCATCAGGCGTCGCCTGTCTCGGCTTCGGTTTCTTTGCGTACGGATTCAGCTTGCGAGGGTCTGCCTTCGGCGAGTTCTTGTCCCGGTTGATGTTTGCCTGCTGTGCCAGCAGGTTTGCCGTGTGCCACCAATCGTGCTCTAGGCGGCTGTCGCGAGCGGCGAAGAGTTGTCTGACGGTCCACTCGCCTGGATAGACTCCGAGGATTCCTGCGGCTTCCCAGATGGCGTCCCAGACGCTCCTGCCAGACTCTCGACCGTCGCCTTCTCCAGACCCGCCTCCGCTCTGCCGAGCATCTCGTTTGCCACTTCGTCCATCTTGGACGCGAGAAGACCGATCATCTTGCGGAGGCGCTGCGGGAAAAAATCGACAAGTTCCTGCTCTAGCGCTTTCGTCGCAGCGTCCAGAGAATCGCCACGCAGACCGTCAAGGAAGTCTTCTCGTGACAGCCCCTTCGTCTCGACTTGCTTGGTCAGCAGTGCGTAGAGGATCTCGCCAATCTTGGCGTACTGGCTACGCAGCACTTGGAACGTCTGCGAGATGTTCGCAGCGTCCACCATGTCGAATGGCACAGCCTTACGCTCGCCGGTCTCCTCGTCCACGACGTCAACGGTGACGTTGTCGCGGACACGCAGGGCAGAGGCGACGGTCAACGCCACCTGCCACGGTCTGCCCTGGTCGTCCCTGAACTCACGCATGCCTACTCCCTCACTAGCCTAGGGTCGGTCATCTTGCCCTCAAGCGTGAAAGTCGCCACGCCATCTACCGGGTCGCTCTCGCTGATGCCGGTCATCACTGCGAGAAATGAAAACCCGGCGGCACCACCAAACACTGTGAACGTCCCGCCCGTGTGCATCTTCTGAAACGCCGTGCCGAGTCCAGCAGCGTCGTTTAGTTCAACGCTCACAGTGCAGTCGTATCCGGTGCTGTAGGTTGCCGCGTAGCGACTGCCGTACGGGTTGACGTCAATCGTGCGAGCCGACTCTGTCAACATGACGTTGCGGGCGCTGGCGATGTAGCCGCCATCGAGAACGATGGAACAGTCTTTCCCCAGCGTGATAGCCACTAGAACTCCTTGGCTGTCACGTTGTAGGTGACTGCTCCGTCAACGCCGATGTTCTCGGACACGCTCATGATTGAGAACGAGCCAGCGGTGCCGGCTGCGGTCAACGAGGTGATGAGCCCATCAGGATCGTGGCACTCAATCTCCCACGTCTTCGTCACGAAGCCCGCACGACTCACCCTGCGGCCAGGAACACCGGCAGAGCCGCCAACGTTGGACCGATTCGAGACATCAATCGTCTCGCACTCTTCCGTGAAGCTCGCCGAGATGATGCCTTCGCCAAACGGAGGAGCGGACGCTGCGTCTTTTCCGAGAGAAATAGCCATGTGAGAATTTCCTTGTGTGAGTGGTTAGGCGCTGACCGTGCGAGAGCCCGACACAGTGAAGGTGATAATTCCGTCGAGCGGCTGGCTCTGACCAATGTTGGTGCAGATGTACGTCGCGTTTCCTGTCTGCGTGCCGCTGATGGTGAACGTCCCGCCGATGCTGACGCCTGGAGCGTCCACGCATTCAAGCTCAATCGTCTGCTCGATGAGAGCCTTGCGGAACTTGCGGGAAGTGTCGCCGAACTTCGTGACGTCAACGTCTGACGCCGAGTTGGTGACGGTGCATGACCGAGCGTTCGCGACGCCCGTGATAGTCACGTCTTTGCCGAGCGTGATCTCAACTGAGC